GTGCCACTGCCGCCCATGCGCCGCAGCATACGGGCTTCTTGTGGGGTGATGTGCGCGAGCATGGTGTCGCCATTGCGACCATAGCTCTGTAATTCTTTGGCAAGAGGTTTGAGCGATACAATGCCACCCTCAGCAAAACCAATCGGCTCCATCGAGCCAACAGAAGGCATCATGGACTCGCTTTGCATGTCCAACTGCTCAAGCGCTAGCTCAAGACCACCGAAGTACTCGGCGTCAAACTGCGCGGGCAAGATGTCTTCTGGTACGCCCTCGGTGATTAACTCTTGGCGCAACTGGGCATAATTGCCCGGCTCAGCCAGAATCATTTCCACCATCGTGAGCATCGCCCCAAGTAACTCGGGAGGCAACTGCATGCCCGCCAATAACTGGCGTAGCTCTTGCACTTCTGCGGGATCAATCTCTTCTGCCGCTGACAAGACCTCTTGCGTTATCTCGCGAGGATCCATTTGCTGACGGGCCTGCTCGAAAGCGGCCATCTGTTCAGGTGTAGCTTCAGGTGCAGGTGGAGGCGTAGTGGGTCCCATGCCCGGCATTGCCGGTGCTTCGTCCAAACCCATAATGCCCTGCATCGCGTTTTCTGCCATGTTGTTTACCTTTCCAATTTTCGCATGTAGCCTCACAGGGCTGCGCGTCGGGAAAGGACGCGATAAGTAGCCCTATTATGCTTTAAAACACTACGTTCTGTCCACTTCCAAGTAAGACAAGTGAAATGCCACATCGTCCTCAGAAGAGGTCACTTTTATGATATCCCCCGTCTCTACCGTACAAGGGATGCCGCTGAACACGTCCATCGTGCTCCTAACGGGCAACGAATACGTGCGTAAAAGAGCGTGGGCCGTGGCGCTTCCGCCGGGAAACAAGTTCACAGTCAACAAGGAACTCGTCGAATTGTCGTTTGTCACCCGCAAAGAGTTCAAAATACCCGTCGAAGCCGCCGGCACCGTATACAGCGTTGTCTCCACGCCCGCAGCAGGAATCAGGTTTTTTGCTAAGTAATTCACTGCCATACTATTCCCCTATCGCCGAAATAAACGCAGCGGTCAAAATAACAGACGGAATCTCTGGGCGCACCGGCGCGGTCCGAGCGTCATAGTGCTCTAAGTACACCAAAGCGCTTTCTGACCACCACGCAAACTCCAAGTAGTCCGTCACGGGATCGTTTACCGTGAAAATCCCCATAATCGCTGGCACACCATGGCCCCATATACTGGCGCTCTTACGCTCAGGTAAATCAAACCGTGTGTTGCTAAGCGGGTAGTTCACCCCCTTGCTCTTGGCCCACACTTCCATTTCGTTGATCGCGTTGTCCCGATTGGTCGCTTGCAGACGCAGACTAATGTAGTATTCGCCGGGGAAATCAAATTCTAGTTTCGAGGCCCGTGAGCCTTGGACCGTGGTGCTTGCCACGGTCTGCGAGATTGACACCACGTAGTCGCCTGCCTCACCCGCCGTGCCCGTGGACTGCGAAACAATGCGCGTGCCCGCCGACACACCCGTGCCGGTCAAAGTCATGCCAGGCAACAACACGCCAGAAGCCACCGCCGACACAGTCATCGTGGTGGTGGCAATAGAGGCCGTGAACGTTGCTTCGTGGGCCGTGGCGCGTATGTCGTACTCAATAACAGGCGTGTCAAAGGTGACTATGTTCTCCGCCGTTGTGCCCAAGCTCTCTTGGTCCAAGTTCGACATCAACATCGCGTGTGGCAACAAAATGCCACTGCTCGGTTGGAAACCACGAATGCCTCCGGCAAAACCGCCACCGGCTGACCCTGCGCGGCCCACGGCCCAGGACATGGCGCTTGCCGTGTTTTCAGAGGTTGTGGGGGTGTAACTGGTGTTTAGTTGGAAAACAATCTGCTCAAGCGAACGCACAAGCTGGTTGAACTGCTCGGGGCTGTAGTTAAGCGGAGCCGCGTTAGGTAGACGGACATTGTTGATCTTACTCATTCCACCCCTCTCCAATGTACTTCTTCAAGTTTTACACGCGCTTCCAGCGCCTGATTATACACCTATCTAATTCCATCAACCTGCACATCGACACGCAGTGTACCGTAGCGCCACTTGGTGTCTATTTCATCACTGGTAATCTTGAGCGAGAGCTGCCTGCCTCGGGCTCGCGTGTCCACCTTTTGAGTGGTCGGGGTGATCAGATAAGGGTCCAAGGAACTCGGGCTAGCGGTGGCCTGGGGAAAGGGTCGCAGCAACAAATTAACCGTTAAATTACCTTGTTGCTCCAAGAAATCAGGGATAAAACGCTTCATAAAGAGCATGTTATCGCCCTCTGAAATGTCAAAATAACCCGCTTGAATGAACGCAGTAATCGGTTGATTGACCGCATTTACACCAGATTCTTGGCTATACAAGACGGTTCTGCCCGCTGTGAGCCCAGGGATGGCGCCATCAACAGGCGTCTGTGTACCGGTCGGTAAATACTCAGCGCCAATGGGCCTTGGGAAACTACTGACATCTTGCCAAGCCGTGCGCGCCATCGTGCCCGTAGACCACACCGATTCAAGGTAATTGTAAGTCACGAAACGGTCAATAAAGTCAGAGGTAAAAGAGCAGTACCACCACGTTATTTCGTTAAATTCAGTGTTAATTCCTGCAAAAACCTTTTGTCCCTGAACAAAATTGAGGTCCTTGAACACGTAATCCTGCACCGTGCAAGGGATCTTCTTGACTGTGCCGTCAAAGACGTAAAACGCTTCCTTGCCCATCCAAAACGCCAAACCATTGGCGTCAATGGCCGCGTGCGGACCAATACAGCCACAGTTTGATCCCAACTGCTGGAAACCAAACGTGAACGGCGGGCCAATAAACTGCATGGAATGCAAAGAAGTGTCTGTGAAAATCAAGATCTGACCACGAGACCGTACAGCACTGACAATCCTGTTGCCGTCAGTCAAACGCTGTCCACCAGCCGTGTTCGTGGCCGTGGGCACAAAGGTGTTGATGTTCTCTTGTGAGGAAAACCGCACAAACATCGGGTCTTGTGAGCTAGGGTCCTCAAGAGTCTCCTCTGTGCCAAAACAAACCAAATGCCTGTCAGGCGTGGAAACCAACGCGTAGGTGCTCTTCGTGGGTGCCCCTGTAATCGCGGTTGCTCGGGTACTTGGGCCCGCACTGGTGTCCCAAAGGTAAACCCCCCCGTTTACTAACTGGCAGATAAGGTCTTCGCCGTAGTTGTCGAACTGCCAAACACGGGACAATAAAGCCAAGCCGGCGGAAGCAGGGCGAGGCGTGCCCCAAGTGGAAAGGTTCCAAGTGCCTGTTCCCCAACCAAAGTCAAAATAGCTAACGTCAGCTCCGATGTTGATCTGGTAGGCGGCAATTGTGGCCGCTCCACCGCCGCTCGTGTCGCTAGCATTAGCCGCAACAGGCGAAGTAATGGTGTAGGAATTGTTGTCAAGGACTTCCGTGACCTCAAACTCTTGGTTCAAGACGTCTGCGGTGATAACACCACCAAGCGACACGGCGTCTGAGAACGTAACAAAGTCCCCTTGGATTGCGCCATGCGCCGCGTCTGTCACGGTCAAAATAGTGGAGCCATTTGTAGCTACAAAAGTTGCATCGCCCGCGCTGCTGGTATAACGAATGGGGGTAATGTCTGCCCAAGAACCGGACTGGAAGACATATAGTTTTTTTGTCGTACCAAGCACGGCGTGAGGCACACCAGACAAGCTATTCCACGAAAATATGTCACTACAAAAACCAATGAAATACTGTAAAGCATTGTTAAACGGCTGCCAGCCACCCATCTTCTCGGGTAGCCCGTAGCGGAAGCGCACGAAGTCAGAGTCAACCCAGCCGCCTTCCGCACCGTATTCGGTGTTTTGCTTGTCAATCCCTGGGCGAAGGGCGAGTTTAACGAGTGGCATGACTAGACATCACCTAAAATAATCATCAGTTTGCCAAATTTGGCGCTTCGGTCTGTTAGGCCATTGTATCCGCCATTGACCTTACGTGTAACCCTTTTAACATCACCCTTGTCAGCGAGTATATTGAGACCATTTGTAGCCCAAAACCATCCTGCTGAATCTGTCGCATATTCGGGTTCTATAACTATCTGCGGGTCTATTAATGAATCATTGTTAGATTGCATGGCGTAGGTGAGGTAGTTGTTCTTGCCGGTAAGTTGGATCAAACCACGTCCACGATACTTCCACCCGTCACCTGAGTCTTCATCACCATTACCCATACGGTTAGCGTACACACGGTTTGCTATTCTTTCAGGCTGTCTGGCATACTGGGCGGCAATCTCATCATTTGCAAAATACTTACCGAATACTGAGCGTAGGCCATTGACCGAGTAGTTCAGGTTCTCTTCTACAAACCTAAAGTTCCCTGACTCGTGGGCTATCTGAGAAAGAAACATCGCTTGACGCACTGTGCTGTCAATCTCGTACCTGACCATCGCCATATTCAACCAGGGCAAGTATGTGTCTATGTTTTCAGACGAGACACCGAGAGTACGCAGGACAGGCGCGTCAATCATCTCTTAGCCTCTTGATCCAGTTGTAGCAGGTCTGGGCGTAGGTGGCTGCTTCGTCGGCACGTTTTGATTCGGAAAGAAGTAGTCCCTCAAGTTTTTTTGAAAGTCTGGCGCCGGAGGCTGGAGCAGTAGGCTGGGGGGCGGTTGCGGTATCGGTGGGCACACTGGCACTACTACAGGTGGCGTAACGGTCGTACAACCCGCCAAGCTCGTTAACATAACCCCTAAGCTCATCTTCCACCTTAGCCAACTCTTGCCTGTGCTTTGCATTTTGCACCTCTAGCTCTTGCGCCAATCGGTTGTTTTCTCGTTCCTTCTCGACCGCACTTTTCTGCGCCTCAAAGAGCGCCATGGCCGCATTTTCACGCATCTCGGACAACACCGCCTTGTACTTGGCTTCCTTGTAGTCCGCCGTCAGATACCAAGCCGAGAACACCCCGAGGGCTAAACTAGCGGTGGCGGCTATTACGGTTGTCTTCAGGTCTATCATCATAGTCTCGCCAGTCTCTGTTTTGCTTCATCTTAACGTCTTCCCAACTTGCAAACCCAACATACGCACCGACCACGGCGGATACAAACATATAGAACGGTGTGGCAATATCACCCAACTGACGCGAGTCGGTGAACAGAACAAGGATGGGGTAACCAATCGCCGCAGTCATACATATCCACGCCATCCTCCTCCTGTTCTTCCAACGGTCTTGCTCAGTCACTTGAGACCCATCTCTGCACGGATATTAGTCGCAGAAATGCTATGAGTTGCCTCGTCAAAAACTTCCTGTTCAATTTTATACCCGACGTCACGCCCGTAGGTAATGTTGACGATGTTAGTTACGTAAAGGCAGATCATACCGTTTTCTCAAAAGGTAGGGGACAACTTGTCACCCCCCCGTGTGGAATCTTGTCATGCGTAATTACACCCGCCAGAACAGGCAGATTGCGTTTACAGACAGGGCAGTAGTATTTAGACAAACCCATGTCATTAGCATCGAGTGTGTCGCTCAAGTATTTTTCTAATCCGTTGCTCATTTGATAGGCTTTATTTATTTAACTGACCCAAGGTAATGGCGTGTCTTGTGGTGTAACAGGAGGGGTAATAATTGAATTAATTTGCCCTTGTACGCAAGCCTCGGTATTAATTGTTACGTTTGGCTCAGCCTGCACCCAACCCAGTACAATTTCTTCTGTCAAATCGGCATAAGGTATAAACCCAACGCTTTCTGCATTTTGAGAAAAGCTAGATGTACTTTCAATTGATGCCGTAACATCACCATCTACACCTAAGCATACCCAGTCTACACTTACAACATAGTCGGGTTCAATGTTACTCATTGTTCGCATATTCGTTACTGACCATGTAAATGTAGTCATTTTAAAGCTCCTAATTGTTGTTTAAGGGTGTCTACTTCCGCACTCAGTTCTTGAATTGCTTTTACTAAAACAGGAATTAGGGCGGTATCAATCATTCGCAGTTTGTCTGCATCTTCGTTGTCTACAATAACGGGGTTAGCACCTTCAAGCGCCAACACGTCTTGGGCTTTAAAGCCGTAACGCACCCCGCCATTGGTTTCTTCCGAGTCCCGTGCAGTGCGGAACTGATACGCCGTAGGTTGCAACGCTTTAACAAACTCAAGGCCGTGCGGTACAGGTGCAAAGTTGGTTTTGTCGCGAGCGTCCGATACTACTGTCCATGCCACTTGAATGTAGGCATTCGTGACACTTGTAGACCCCATACAAAACCTGTTGTTTTCGGTTGTCGGGTTGAATACTGGGGCGTAAGTGCCTGCTGAATTACGCGGGCTAATTCCTGTGTTTCCGCTACCTGTGGTGTTGTAGTAGAGTGCGCTCGTCCCGCTGGCTGTGTTGTAGTTGCCTGTGGTGTTGTAGTAGAGTGCGCTCACCCCGCTGGCCGTGTTGTTTATGCCTGTGGTGTTGCTGTAGAGTGCGTTCAGCCCGATGGCCGTGTTGTTTATGCCTGTGGTGTTGCTGTAGAGTGCGTCCCGCCCGCTGCCTGTGTTGTTGCTGCCCGTGGTGTTGCTGAGGAGTGCTTGCAATCCGTTGGCTGTGTTGTTGACGCCCGTGGTGTTGTTCTGAAGTGCGTCCCGCCCGCTGGCTGTGTTGTTGACGCCTGTGGTGTTGTTGAAGAGTGCTTGAAACCCGCTGGCTGTGTTGCTAGCGCCAGTGGTGTTGTAGCGGAGTGTTTCCCGCCCGATGGCTGTGTTGCTGCCGCCCGTGGTGTTTTCGAGGAGTGCGTTTGTTCCGTTAGCTGTGTTGTTACTGCCTGTGGTGTTGTTGCGGAGTGCGTTCAGCCCG